CCTTAATTGCTGAATCTCTTACTGCGTTATCAATCAATAAATGCTCTAATTTCTTAGTAAGGTTTAATTGCTCACCCTTCATACCTTCAAGGGCATTATTATGTTCTTCTCTCATTGACTTGGTACGCTCTTCTAATAATTCATCAATCTTGCCTTCATCAATAAGTTTCTTATCTTTCAAATCTCTGGCTTGTTGAATCATATCGTTATATGAATCTAAATCAATGCCATTAAACTTTGTTTCAAGTTCTTCTTGTTTCTTTAATAGGGTTACATTGTTAGAACGGAATTCGTCTAACTTTGTTTTAAGACTTCCATACTCTTCTTCTGAATATGTTTTTGTTTCTACTACTGCTTCACTCATTTTATTCTCCGAATAATTAAATTGTCACTGACATCTTTATTTTACATAAACTGCGTTATTTTTAAAGGTTTAATTTTGTTTCTAATTGACCAAGCGTTAATGGGTTTCCACTACCACTCACCATATCTGTTAATCCTAACTTGCCTTCTTTCCATAACTTATGTTTACCAGCACCCAAAGTCTTAATTTGAAATGCCTCACCTTTAGTCTTTAACCAGCCTTCATAGTTTAACTTTCCACTAACTTGACCATCCATACTGGCTCTTGTTGATTTAGGAATCTCTTTAAACTTACCTTTAGCACCAAGTTCTTTCCAACTTTTAGTAATACCAACAACATCTGAACGACAATTCCAATGAGCCGTGTAACCTGGAAAGGATGTACCGTGTCCTATTGGGTTAAATTCAAAATCCCATTGAAGTCCATCTAACGCCATACATACATCAGAAGTTCTATCATCAAAGGTAGCCGACCATTCATAGCCTTTCATAATGTCATCATTCTCACGGTATGTATCTATCCTTGCCTGATTAGCAACTGTCTGTATGCTTGTCCTTACTAACGCTTCAGCACTTCTATAATTGCCACTTAGTACGCTGTCTTTATATCTTAGTGCTTTAGAGCCTCTTAACGCTCTTACTATATTGGGAGTGGTTTCACCTGACAACATACCTTGTCTGACGGTATCTGAAAACTTATCTTTCAATGCTACGCTTCTTCTTGCCCACCATTCTTTACTGGGAGCACCTTCAATAAGTGAATCTGACACAATAGACTTTAATGCTTGTTTACTCATACCTGTGCTTAACACCTCTACCTTAACTGATTTGTTAATAGCATTTACAGTTTGTGCTTCTGATATACCTGCTACCTTAACTAAATCATCATTCAGTTGAACCCTGATTCTAGCATAAGCAGTTTTAATTGTTTCTTGTGTCTGTTTGAGTAATGTCTGTAATCGTTTCTGTTTAAACCTTGTCATAGGCTTACCATTTAAGATGTTTGACTTCTCTAACTTTTTGATAAGGTCTTTCTCAAGGACTTTTAATTCCTTGACAATATCCTTCTTCATTTGAATTTCAAGGCGATTAAGGTCAACTGAATGACCAATAATCTTATCCTTTACTCTTTCATTAACGGTTTTAGACATCTAAATCAATACGACCTTTCTCATCTTCAATAGTAGTATCAGGTGCTAATATCTCACCTTTCTTCATATTGAATAAGAATGTATCGTGACTAATACCACCCGACTGCCAAGCACCCATTAATGAACTCATATCTTGAGCGTTGATTTTAGTATCTACAAAGTCAGTATTCAGATTAACAACAACATCACCTGCTACGCCTTCCCATTCAGCCATAGTAATTAACGCTTGTTTGATTGCTCTCTCAACTGTCTTAACCACACCGACTAAAGTAGATGCTTCAGCGTTCTGTCTTAACCTGATGCTATCTGCTGATTCAATACCTGCTTTCTGAGATTGTAGTAGTTGAGCACCTAATGAAGCCATCATTGAACGCTTCTCTTCCATAGCCTTCTCTAAAGCCTGAAGTCCTTGACCACTAAATTCTAAATATCCAGCACGACTAGATGAATCTGGCAATATCCACGCTGAACCTGAACCAATCTTTAATTCACTATCAACATCAATACCAGTAACATAAGGCGTAGGTAAAGCCGTGAAATGCCTACCGTGTTCCAAGTCTGCCGATGTTCTATACATTGATATTCCAGTATCAGATAACGCCAACATAGGTGGTATGCTAGGGCTTAGATTAAACCCATCACCACTAATGCCAATGAATGGAATGTCAGTTAATTGTGTTCCCTTTCTAGTTGGTACAATCTCTTCTACAATTTGCCAACCAGCATCAAATTTCTGCCAAACATTAACAATGTAACTATTACCATCTTTGACTAATTCACGATATTGAATATCATAGTCTGACTGATACGGGTCGTCTTTGTTTATTCTGCGGTAATTCTCTTCAAGGATAATCCTATCATCAAGCCAGTTAGTAATCTGTTCTGTAGAATAACCAGTCAAGTAAGGTCTTTCATTATCTCTATCTACTAAAATACCCTGTCTGCCCATCAATAACTGTTCAGATAGCATATAAGAAATGAAGTCGTTTAACGATACACCAGTGTTGGTAATATCCCCTAATAACGCTTCAATCTTCTTCGGCACTTCAATAATAGGGTCAACTCTCATAACAGCACCAACTAACCCTCTAACTGTTCGTTCTATGCCGTTGTAATAAACTGCCCTTAGTTTGTATGAATCGTATTCATCATTTGATTGACCGCCCAATCTAGGCAAGTAACTCTCTCCTTCGCCTTTGATTGAATCACTGCCATTAAATGAATCTCTAATTCGTTGCCATTGTTCTTGTGTATTTACGAAATGTGGATGTCTTGACTCAATTCCCATATTATGCCCCTATAACTTTTGCCATTCTTGGTTTACCTTTTTGTTTAATCATTGGCTGAAGTGCGTACCTTAACGCGTCTATGTAGTGATTATGTGCATCAATTATCATAGGTAATATATCTCCAGTCACTCTGTCTGTTTTATAACTATATTTAACAAACTCACTTGCTGTTTCCATACATCTTGTGTGAATGTGAACCTTTCTAAAACTCCGTATATGTTCAATACCATCTTCAACGCTACCAGCCCATTTATGGACTGATTCTATCTTATATCCTTGCCTTCTGACAAAACTAATTGACTCTGGTCTAGCACTGTCTGCTCTTATTGTATATCTTTTTGCTTCAGGAATGGAGTCAATTAACTTATAAGTAGAATCCAATTCAATCTGAGTACCACCTGATTCATAATCAATATACAACTCACGGTCTATTATATAACACCTTAATACTGCTGTTGGGTCTTGTGAGAAACCCCAGTCTAACCCATAATAAAACACTACATCATTAGGTGCTTTAAATTCTTCAATAGCGAATTTACCCTTGAATATTTGGGCTTCTGATGTTGTCTTACAATAGCCTTCCCAAATGTGAAGATAGTCATCATAATCTAATTCTTTTTGATAGTCTAACTCTTCCTTTAGTTCAGCACCAAAGTACGGGTTATCCCAATAATTTACCTTAACAAGAAGTGCATTATCCCTTTGCTCATTTACAACATACTTAACATAAGTAGGGTCTGTTTCTAGGTTTGGATTAAAACTTACCCATATCTCTGAGCCTGTCTTACGAATAGTTGGTATAAGAATATCCCAAGACTCGTTACTAATCTTTTGGGCTTCCTCAACCCAGCAAATATCAACGCCTTCCAAAGACTTAATCTGCATTGGGTCATGCTTTAATCCGTGAAATATGAACTCTGTTCCATTCTTACCAAAGATAGCATCTCTAGTAATTCTGTAAAAGTTACCTACTTTTAATAAATCAATACATTGTGATAACAACTTATGTACTGATTGTTTCATTGAGCCTTGAACCTCACGAGTACATAGCACTCTTCGTTTCTGCTTCACTCCCATTAATAGAAGTGTTAAGGCAAAACTCCATGACTTACCAGCACCACGCCCACCGTAATAAACTTTATACCTGTATGGTTTCCAAAGTGGCTTAAAGGCTATTGGTATTTTTATACTTGCTTTACTCGGCATTAGGGTCAATAAACTCAACCGATAGGTTCATACTTCCATCAATGTCCATTTCTTGACGCTCTATATATCCTCTGTTTCTTCCTTTAGTCTTTAATAAGAATATAATCGCTGTTGGGTGTTTCTCATCTACCAGTTCATACAGTTTGCTTTCAGCAAAATCCAATACGACATTTTGTATCTCTTCCATTTTTTCTTTAAAGTCGTCATCTTCATTCGCCCATCTATACGGTGTAGTCCTGTCTATACCACATCTCTTAGATGCTTGACTCACCACTCCCATAGTGCTTTCTAACTCCTTAATGAACTGTTCCTTTTTAAGGTGTTGTTTTTGTTGCTTTTTCATTTTACTTTTTTCCTTGCTTGGGTGAACGCCAAGCCTTACTGTACTTGTGTTCTCTAATATTCAGGTGGTCAAAAACTCCATCTTTATATAATAAATCCACTTCTTCCTTAGTACAGCCAATTCCTTCCATAATTTGAGCAGGTGTATAGTTGTGTTCATCTATTAATGAAACTACAATATCGTGCATTTTGACCGACACATGATTTCCTTTAGCACGGTTTATTCTTATCGTTAAGATTTTCCTTTCACCTTCTGAAAGATTCATCTTCACTACCGGCACTTTTCCATCATAGGCACTTCTCATTGCCTTACTGTTTTTGCTAATGTAACTTCTATGATAGCCGTCAATAATTATGTAGTCATCACTAACTAAGATTGGTTGAATCCATCCGTTTTTAAGGATACTAAACTCTAAGAGTTTTAACTCTTGGTTTAAAACAACATTAGGGTTATAGTCATTTGAATTGAGTAAGTCAACATCGACCCACTCAACATTGCTTATCGGGTTTTTAGTAAATTCCATGTTCAGTTTTTAAAATATTAAAGTTATGTTTATAAACGGGTTCAAACCACACCCCTTGTTTAATATCATCCCAATACTCAGCACACGCTTTAGGTGCACGATAGATACTGTGGTGTACCATGTGGCATCTCCAGCACAATGGCTCAAGCACTTCGTTGATATTTTCTAATTCTTTGTCAGTTATTTCTACTGGAAACCTTTTGAACACATCTTGTAATGTGAAAAGAGTTACATCATAATCTTCATTATGTAAGTGAATGATTCCTTTATCTTGATTACATCTTCTACACTTTCTTGGTTCGGGTATCCATCCCATCTTCTTTGCTTTATTTGTTAATTTTAAAGATGCTTGTCGTGTTTCAGCAGACCATTTTTTATACTTGTGCATTTCTTTCTTTCTCCTATTTTTTGGTTAATTTAACATACACTATACCATTTTTCCCTTTTCCTTGTGGGCTAAACCCCTCTTTAAGGTACTTAGGTAAACTCATTTTAGTACAATAAGCACTTATAACACTAGGGTCATATTTCTCTTGTACTTCTTTCCATCTTGCGTTCCAAAGTTCCGTATATTTGCCGCCCCCTCTGTATTCTGTTTTAATATAATCTGTTTTAAATCTTATGTGGTCTTTTCCTATTTCTTGCCATCCCACAATTCCAATCACCTTAATTCCATCAGCCAATCCTAAGTAACTGGTCTTTACATCATCTCTCTTTATAGCAACCCTTTCCTTCCTTAAAAGGCTAGAGAATCTGCCATACACTTCGCTATGTTCTATTTGAGATGTTTTCATATTCAAAATATGAATTGAGTCTTTCGGGAACAGGCGTTATTGGTCTTTTAAACGAACCGGATATAATCTTACCGAACACATATAACGCTGGATAACCACCAAACGGATTGTCTAACCTTCTATTCTTATTCGCTGTTCTCTTAACCCTGACAACTTGTTTCATAGCAATAGAATAATGCTCTTCATCTGTAATGTTCTCTTTGATGTATAGCAGTATAGCACCCCATGGGTCGCCATTAGTTTTCTCTTTGTAGGAATAAGCCGTTTTAGCAGTTTGATTTCTTACAGCGTCTTTGTAGTATCTTGTTTGAACATC